AGTTGAATTTTCCGTAAAGGTAAAAGTAAACAACCCGCTTAGCTACGGCATTCCGCTCGACCTTGGCTCATTCTCGGCATATTGCGAGTGTAACATGACGCTATATTGGGCTGACGGAACTTCGGATGTTAAGAATCAGGGAGACTCCGTGAGTGAAACAATCATAGCAGGGAATGAATTCCTTATTGTAGTTCCGAGCAAACTTGCAACAATCAACTCGCTTAACTGGGCTGACTCCTTAGTTCGCCTAACCACGACAGGATACGACAGGATACTTTCATATACGGGCGTCAGATACGTGCCGTCAGCCTAATCACTCTTGCCACTCCACAAGAGGAGCGCCCCAATCAAATCAAACCAAACAAACTAACACCATACGACCATGCCTCAATTACCATTATCAGACCTCGAGCTAACTCAGGTAAGGTTAATCATACCAGCCTTCGAGAACGGAAAGACAATCACCGCATTGACCCCTGCCACCGTCATTGACGAAACTGAAACTATCGAAATAAGTCAGGCGGGGAACAGCAAGAAAGTGGCGCTGGCTTTGGCGCTAAGTAAAAGGGCGCAACTGGTGGGAGGAAAGGTTCCAATGGCACAATTGCCGAATATGGTAGATGTGGCGGATGCGGTAGTTGCTGCACGATTAGCTGAAACCAATGCCGAAATTGCGCAAGGGATCACGGTTGCCGCCGAAGCACAAACATTGATTTACCGGGATGCAGCCGCCTCTATGGTTACGTTCGGCCCAGCCATGCCACCGTATGCAGATTTAGCCGCATTGATAGCCGCAAACCCTGACCATGCACGTACGCACCTGACAATTGCAGACGGTAATTGGAACTATTGGAACGGGGCTACTTTCGTGGCGGGTGGGGCATATCAGACGGCTTTGGGAGTTTCGCAGACAGTTGGGACGAGTACGGTTAATGTGCCGAGTGAATATGCGGTAAAGACCGAATTAAACTTAAAACTGGATGCCTATATAGGTAATATAAATAATCATGCCCTGTTCGTGAACTCGACAAATTTATTTGATTGCACGAAAATATACGCAGGTAAAAATTCGACCACGGACGATGCGAACATAGGAAAATCATACCTCTCTTTATTAGAAGATAATGCGGGGCGTTGGGATTCAGGGCTTGTTCGGGTTAAAGTAGGAAAAACTTATTATCTGTATTTTAATACAGCCGCCACAACACCATATATATCCGTATGGGATAAAAATGGCCTTCTTTTAAGGATAATCCCTGGATCAGCCAATGTCACAATAGCGGAGGGTGAAGAATATATATCATGGTGGTCTATCAACGGATTTTCGGCCTCTAATATAATGTGCATTGAGGGATCGGAAGCTCCAGCTATTTATATTCCATACAGTGCATTTGCAGAGGTTGGCGATAATAGAATGATGTTTGGTTCGGATATTATAACATCAGAAGCAAAAACAAATATCTCAAAAATTTCAAAAAACGTTGGAAAAAATAAATTTAATAAGGCTACCATTACAACGGGATATGAGTTTAATTATCTTGGGGTCAAAAGCGTAAATGCCGGTTCTGCAATTACTGACTATATGAAGGTTGAGGCCGGATCAACCAGAATACAAAATAGCGCATTCCCCTACGTTTATAACGTATTCTATGATAAGGATTTAGAAATAGTATCTATTTTTGAGTCTTTAGATACCCCACAAGTCGTTCCCGCAAAAGCAGAGTATGAAAGACGTGCATTTTATTGGGGTATAGGGCAAGGGCGGGAAGATAGATTGCAGGTCGAGATAGGAAGTGTATCTACCGTATATGAAGATTATACCGAATTAAACGGATTACTAAACCCCGTCGTAACGACATTAACGTGCAAGCGAACAGGAACAAGCGGTATTGATGCAGATTTTTGCGGCTTGAATGCTATTTGGGATGCAAGAGAATATATCGTTTCCGTAGGCGACAACAGCCCAAGCAAGAGGTATCGTGTTGTTTTTGAGGGGCATTTTTTATTTACAGACCCCTCGGAATTTGAAGCAGAATGGCTGCATGAGCCAAGTATAATCGTAGGACTTGATTATGTCGAATATATCGGACTTGGTTCTGATAAATCCATTGTTGAAATCAGGTTGCCATCCGGATGCGTCTTTCCGCATAGTTCATACTTCGGAAGAGATTTAACTTATACAGATTATCAACCGATTGCTACAAACGCATTCAGTTCGGTATTTAATATGCAGGCAATTGGTGGAGGCACTCGCTATGTATTTCACATCGAATATTCAGATATACCCGCAAAACAAATCCATGTCAAAGACTGCGTCCTTTCGAGTAATTTTGAAGGTCGTGGATATGATACCATCTTTGGAACAGGTGGAGGCCCGCAGTTTGATTGGCTAATTGAACGCTGCAAATTAAGAAGCAAAAACAATACGGCCACTACCGCCTTTGCGTATCACACGAAATTGGACAATGTTGATATTGCAGCTTCAAGATCAACTATTAAAATTGTGGATTGCGATTTTGATATTCCTTCTGGAAACTCAGTTTCCATTTCAGTATATGAATACAATCGAAGGGATTTGCTTATCATTGAAAATTGCAGATGGAGCAGCCCATTGACATCAATCTATGTCCACGCCAATAACGGAAGCAAAAGAGCCATTGGGACAATTCCCGAAGTGCGTTCTGGTGGCCCATCAAGATTGGCATATATTGAACCAACAACTATTTTCGGACTCAGAGTAACAACAAATACTGGCGCAAATACGTCTGTGCGATTTGATGAAACCTGTTCAGCCTTCGCCATAGTAGGAAATGCAGGTCAATCTGCGGAGGAGCGTCTTGATTGGGATGCAATAAAAGTGAATGGATACGAATATAAAGATGATACTGTTGGGGCAAATGCGTATGCTTGCGGATGGGTTAATATTGACCCAACATCAGGCAGCAGTTTGGGGGTTATCCTTGGCGATTGCTCTGGAACTTCCAAAACTCTGACAATAATAATTAATGGCACAAGCCATGATGTTGTGTTTGATTCCGACCTAACAGCAGAAACAAATACCAATATTATAACCGCTATAAATACCGTGATTAGTAGTGTTGCAACTTGTGACACATTTAATCCTGAATTTAATATGTTCCCTACATTCTCGTCTTATAAAAATGGCTTTTTGAACGTGGATACAGAAACGATTTTCAAAGGGATGGGCATTATTAAAACAGGCATATCTTCAATTCGTAGAGCTAAGCAGTCTGACGGTCATATCGATGGTATTTCACTTGATACCATTTTTAGAGGTCAAAAAGGAAGGATAAACGAAGATGGAATAATGTACAATAAGGATGATACTACCGAAATCCATTATAACAATATTTACCCGACACTTACCAGTCTTTTGTATGGTAATTTGTTGAGTATTCACCCCACTAATGACGGAGAATTTGTCGAGGATGCTTCCGCCCCTGTGCTGACATCTCTTTCAAGCGATGTCGTGAAATTTGTAAAATAATATTTAAACGAATCCATTAAAGCACGCAATCCCTTCCTGCTTTGATTCATCCAATACCTATAAAAATTATGAGGTACACAAAGATTCTCGTTTCTTAAAAAATGACCAGGAGTAGTAAGCTCCTGGTCGCTGATGGCTCTCTGACCTTCCATCAACCCTGACGATGGAGGCGAATTGCAAAACTTTATTTAAACGCTCAAACCAATTAACCCGACTATAAACTTCAAACAACAAAACAATGAAAACATTCATGCCCACTCCTGACGATGGAAGTCCAATACTTCCACCCGACGTTCCTCCGACCGTACCACCGTTGAAAAACTAAATCATGCACATAAGATACCTACTGCTTGCAATATTGCTATGTCCGTTCACTATAACGGCTCAGACTTTCGGGCACATTAGTTCAACTGGAGAGTTGACCTCTACTGGATCCATATCTTTCTCTGGTGGAACTCAAGGTGGCGGGCATTTTACATTACAAGGGCAGCCGTCGGCGAATATCTTAATGATACTTCCGACGGCTGCTACTATATCCAACGGGAAGACTACCGTTCAATGCTCATTCTTCACCTCCAATCTATTAGGAGGAAGGGGTACGCTTGGCACAACTGGCTTACTTTTAGTCAAAATTGGATGCACTTTAACAATTGGGACGCTCGTTACGGCTGGCGTCTACGTTGGAACTTATAATATATCGTGCAATTATCAATAGTCAACTCGGCTATTGATAATTAGCTACCACCTCAAAACCTCCGGAATACGAGCCAAAAACAAAGTTCGCAGGGATGGTGAGTTTGCCAGCTATTGACACCGAGGCGGTTCCGTTGGCGTCCGCCAAGCCCACGCTATTTGTTAAATTTGATGTGAAGTCGGTTATGTAAAGCTGATTAGTTCCACTACTGAGCATGCAACTCAGCGGAAGACTAACTACGAACGAACTATTCGGCATTGCCACGACCGAGAATATCGAAGGTGAAACAGCTCCTTTGGAAACTACCCCGCCAGATGTAGTGATGGTGGCGTTAGGCGACAGCGTAACGGTTCCCCCCGCGGTCGCTGTGATGGTTCCGAAGTCAAGCCAGTTAAGCTCGAACATAGAGAACCCCTTTGTCACTGTCACTTTCGCATGACCGAAATAAGACTGGGATGATACGGAGAATACCATGGTTAAAATGGCAAGAGTGATGAGCATTTGTTTCTTCATAATTTTATAGTTTAGTTGGTTAATAATTTTCCCCAAAGATACTCATTTCCTTCCCAACTAAAACATTCTTGTCCAAAGTTTTGCATACTTTAACACTTTAGCTATATTTGGGGGTTAAAATTAGCCCACGCTTATGTCCACGACAATATACACTCCCCTCGCAGCACCACTTCTTGACGCGACTTCCCAAGCTGTCCGCATTCCCCGTCTGACCTATACTGGCGTGTTTATGTCCGAGCGCAAGGTCACGGCTACCATAACCTCGCCCACCACTCTTGCCCTCGTCTCGGGATGCTACATCACTTTTCGAAATGAGACGTTTCGGCTTTACGATACGCCATCAGCCAAGAAGGTAGCCTCCGCCAGTACCTCCCAGTCGGCCTTCGAATACACCCTCGTATTCTACTCAAGCCAGCACGAACTCGCCACGACCGATTTTATCGACATAGTATCGGACGACAGCCATACTTATTTCAACGGAGGGCCAGTGGTTGAATTTACGGGAACTATAGAAATGATGGCCGAGCGTATTCAGGCCAACATGGATAGGATTTACACGGGAGCAAACAGCTGGACTGTAACGATTGACCCAAGCGTGACAGGGTTGGATTCCGCTGACATTTCCCTAACCGATTCGACCGTATGGGATGCGCTGATGCTTGTTAGTACCACCCCTGCTTGGGCTTTGAAGTTCAGGATAGTTGGGCGGACTATAACTATCGGGGTTTCCGGTACGGTGCAGGACGACGTTACCTTCAAATACGGGAAGGGTAAAGGTCTTTACGAAATTACCCGAACCAACATCGACTCCTCAAAAATAATTACGCGCCTTCGTGCTTACGGCGCTGCGACCAATATTCCTGCGGATTATAAGCGGAGTGGTTCGGGTTATGTGGCTCCGACTTATCAGTATATAAAAGAACTTGCAATACCCAATTATTGCTATGTGGTGGGAACTACGGTAAATGCTACTGGTAAGGGTAATTGGTCTGTGTCAGTCCAATATGCGATAGGGGATTTGGTAAGGTATACGGACGGAAAAAGGTATTACTGCAAGTCCATTCCTGCAATCGGCATAGTCCCGACCAATGTAACTTATTGGACATTATGGAACGAAGGCTACATAGAAGATCCAGCAGCCATAGCCGAATTTGGAGTACGGGAAGGCATCCTACGTGATGAAACGATATTCCCGACACTCAAGGGAATGCTTGGAACTGGCGGGGTCGAACTCGACTCCATTCTTGCCGTTGAGCCAATTACGGACGAAGCCCAGACGTCATTTAGGGTTTGGATACGGGACATCGGGTTTAATATAAAAGACTACCTAAATACCGAAAAGCCCACATTATCTATAACAAGAGGAGCGCTGACTGGATATGATTTTGAAATTACCAACGTGGCTACATCGGTCGTTACATTCCCATCTGGAGGCACGTCCGCTTACGCCATCACGCTTACAAGAAATTCGGAAGATAATTTTATCGTTCCAAGCATAAACAATAATATTTATCAAAGTCAGGAAACCGTATCGGGTACGGTCTACTTACTGCCAAATTCCTCAACAGAATCCGACAAGGCCAAATACGTCCTTACTGGAATATCCATGCCAAACGTCTACGTCCGTGCAGCGGAGGAAAGGCTGCTCATCGTTGCTCAGGCTTATTTAGACAAATATTCAGTTCAGCAAGTCACTTATGCTGTGGGAATTGACGAAATAGCAGCAGCTACAAATACGGTCACTTGGGTTAGTAGCGGACTAATCGAAGGAGATTTGATGCCTGTTTTAGACGTAGACATGGGGGTATATGGGGCAACAGTGAGTGATGCTAAGTTGATTGTAGTCCAAACCCTAACAATTGCAGTCGGGGACGGCATGGTCAATAAGTACGAGGTTGTCTTATCTGACGAACCCGTAGCCGGAACATTGGACGCTATTAAGTCACAGATAAAAGAAACAGGAAAAACGGTCGTATTAGGCGAGCGGGCATCAGACGCCAGCGCAAGAAAAAACGCCGTTAGCCTAAATAACCTGAAGGATGTCATTTTTGATACGGACGGGTATTTCGACGGGACACATATTAAACCTAATTCAATCGAAACGCTCTACTTATCAGTAGGTGCTAAAAGTTGGGATTTTATGCTGTATGCGGATATTAAGCCGAACGCTGTAGTTTCAGGCCATACGCCTAATTTTGACAACATCTATTTGAGTGCAGGAACATTAGTTCATCACGAGATAAGATGGGGGGCGGATACAGACGAGGGGCATGCTTGGACAATAGAAACCGAACTTGTCACTACAGGGTTAGCTCGGAATTCCATTTTCTATATTTACGTCAAATGCTACAGCGATGGGACTGCCGAATGGATAGTAGATAATTATAGCCATACAGTAAATTCAGAAGCTAACTGTTATTATTTCCTTGTTGGAGTTCTTTACGAATCACTTTTGTCAGGCGAAACCATCCCCCACGAACGCGGCGACAGCATAACCTACGGAAAGACTTGGATTAACGGAAGGTTCATTACCACTGGCATAATCAAATCTCTCGGCGGAAAGAGCTTCTTCGATTTGGATAACGGACATTTTTACATAGGCGACAATGCCAATATAGCTTCGGCAACCAAATATCTTGACATGAACGTGGATGGCACGTTCAGGATGAAAAATATTACCATAGTGTCAGGTTCTGGCTCCTCTATTCTTGGAGCTTTTATGGGTGCATATTCTGCAGCCACCCCTTACTACGAGGGGGATACGGTGACGTATCAAGGTGGATTATGGAGATATATTTACGCTTCTTCAACGAGCGGACATGCGCCAACGAATACGACCTATTGGGCAGTTCAGGCATCTAAGGGTACAGACGGGACGAGCGTGAGCATTAAAGGGGCGTGTGGAACTACCACTGATTTACCCCTGCCTTACCAGCCTGAAAGCGAATATATGTTGGGAATGCTTGTTTTACACGAAGGACATCACTATTATTGTTATTCCTTAACATACGGGCATTTACCAACCGATACGAGCTATTGGAATGATCTGGGATTATTTGCTATTGGTGATGGATATATCACCGAAGATAATGGGCATTTATGGATATGGAGTGGAACCACGTGGTCTGATGCAGGACAGATTAAAGGAGATACGGGCGTCGGAATTTCTTCCGTTGCCGCATTTTACTTAGTATCCTCATCTGCTACTGGCATTACCGTCTTAGGGAATACTTGGTACAGTGGCGCTCCATCCATGACCCCTACGACTAAATACCTTTGGAGCTACCAAACTATAACTTATACCGACGCCTCTTCCCAAAATTCAACTCCCGCCATTATCGGCGTTTACGGGGACAAAGGTCTTACTGGCGACACCGGAGCCGCCGGAGGGTCCCTATATACTTGGATAAAGTATGCCGATACGGCAATAGGCGGAGGGTTATCGGATAGCCCTGACGGAAAACTATACATCGGACTCGCTTACAACAAAACGACAGGAACCGAATCAACTACCGCTTCCGATTACGCATGGTCTCTAATAAAAGGGGATACTGGCAATACGGGCGTAAAAGGTGACACTGGCGATAATGGACTGACTTATTACACTTGGATTAAATATGCCGACGTAGCGGATGGAACTGGACTGTACGATACCCCGACATCAGCCACTTTGTATATTGGAATTGCTGTAAATAAACTCTCACCAATCGAAAGTACTACTAAAACAGACTATACATGGTCTAAATTTAGGGGTGACGCTGGCGTTCAAGGGGCAACCGGAAATTATTACGAACATAGATATGCGGTGAACGGAAGTCCGACAGTAGCTCCATCAATAGTCCTTACCGACCCCGAGCCGACCGGATGGACAACAGTTCCACCAGCTCTTGCCATTCTTCAATATATGTGGATTACCACAGCCAGAAAGACAGCGGCTGGAGTAGTGATGAGTCCTTATTGGTCAACACCGCAGAGGCTCTCTGGAGCTGTCGGAAATGTCGGCCCTGCTTCAACCTATAATGGAGTATGGAATGCTGACACAGCTTACTCTGGCAGCGAATTCGCAGTTCAGGCGGTTTATTACGAGTCGTCTTATTTCATTACCCGCTCGGATGCTGGCATAATAGCCCCAAATACCCTACCTACCGACACCTCGAAATGGAATCCATACGGGGCAAGTTTTGAATCTATAGCTACGGGGATGCTTCTTGCGCAAGGAGCGAACGTGGCTGGGTTTATTTTTATGAATGGAAAATTAGTGTCGCAAACTGGAACTATATCAGGCGTGGCCTCTACGGACTACTCCAATCCCGCCTTCATTCCAAACATTACCCTTGACGGCACTTCAGGCTACGGCAAGTTCGGGCTGCTTGAGCTTGTAGGCGGTAACGTAATCAGCGACCACTTCAAGATTACGGATGACGACATCGAATCCATCGCTACGGCAATAGCAGACCATACCTACACTATTCCGTTCAAGACTGAACAGCAGAATTTATCGGTCGGATTGACGGAGGATGTCATGGAAAGCGATGAGATTGCGATTGAGGCAAATTCGACCATTTCGGCGTTTCTAAGAAACTATTCAGCATTCAGTCTTCCATCGGTTTATACCGACAATACCTATTCGACGGTAAGTTGCAACTTGGCATATAAATTGGAGTTGATAAATAACGGAGTAGTCATCGCAACGAATACATCTGGGTGGTATGCGGTCGGCGGATTATATACCAGAGCTTATACGGACGGAGCGGCATTGTCGGCTATCCCAATATTCAAAGGATCGGTCAAATTCCGCTCAACCATCTATATGGATAATCCATTAGGATGGGATCCTGAAGACTATCTGATAGTGCATCCGCTTATCACAGCAAGCAGCGTTGGGGCTGCCACAAATGTGACCTGTACTGCTACCATCCATCGTGCCATGATTGGGGCAGACGGACTATTCTCCTTTACTGGAACCGACCGATATATGTACTGGAGAGGTAAGGACGACGCTAATGACATCTTTAAAGTAAGAATTGGAAATGTAATATTATCACAAACCGCCACGACTATTTCGATGTCGGGATTGCCGACATCATCATCGGGTCTCGCTTCCGGCAGCCTATGGAGAAACGGGGCAGTAATAAATATCGTACCGTAATTCGCATTTCGCGAATCGCGAATCCGCTCAAAAACACGCAACAAATAACCTCAAAAACACTTAACAGTATGACAGACGAGCAACTTTCAAAAAACTTCACCTTGGACGAACTGATTCAGTCCGACTTGGCGGATGCGGTAAATTCCGACAAAAACCCGAATAACGATATTGACAACACACCCACCCCAGAGCAGGAAAAGGAATTGGACGAATTGGCCGACAATATCCTACAACCCCTACGTGACTACTTAGGCTATGAGATAGACGTAAGCAGCGGATTTCGTGGGGCACAACTAAACAAGGCGGCCAAAGGCGCAAAAACTTCACAGCACACAAAAGGTCAAGCTGCCGACATTCAGTGCAGGGAAATGCGTAAGGCATTTCTGTTTATTCAGGACAATCTTCCTTTTGACCAGCTTTTATGGGAGGAAGGTAACGACAGTAAGCCCAAATGGATTCATGTAAGCTACTCCCCCCGTAACCGCAGGGAAGTGCTAAGAAAGAGGGTCGGATCCAATATTTACGAGAAATTTCATTTAAACGCATAAAGCCATGAAAAATCCATTCACCTATCTCAAGCAGCTAATAACAGAAGAGCGGGCACTAATGCTCGGACTACTTTCCAATAACACCGACGAAAGTTCAAAGCGTTACATAATGATAGGCTCGTTCTATATGCTGGTATGTCAGGCCGTTTTGAATCAAGTATTCGCTCTGAAATTCGATATACGACTATCGCTTATATTTGCCTGCATTGCGACTGGAACCGCCATAATGACGGTAATAGAGAATTTAAAAAAGCCGTAACTGATACGATTATACCCGATATGATATAATAGTGATACGATTGGGCGAAATTATACCCGATTGCATATAAAGTAATAATTTGCGATAAATACCGTTTAGTGGCGCTTATCGCAAATCTTTTATTTAGGGCAAGAGTGATGTGAATTCCGTGTTTTGGCGCTATTTCATTCCGTAATTTGGCGGATTTCTACTTGGGAATTTGGCTTAATTTTTCGCAAAAGTAGCAAACATTTGCGAAAAAATTTAACAAAAGTAGGTAATATTTGTTACAAAAATCCCGTTATATTGTTCTTTTGTCGATTATACACGACAAAAACTGTACTTTTGGGGGAAATAAACAACTATATTGGTATTCTGGCTAAAACTACCGGGCGCCAAGCCCTCTCCGCTAAAAGAATATAGTCAGCACCTTGATTATACCAACCATCACAATAGCGCCCAAGGCTGCCGTCTCTCCAATTATCACCCTTTTCTGTTTCTCGATTTTCATATCCTGCTCGATTACAGTTTCAGTCAGCGCTCCGTTATCCAGGGCGCAGGAGTCGCGCTGAAGAGAAATATCTTGAGCCAGCGTAGTGTAGTCGGACACTTTCGCTTGCAACAACCTCACCTCTTGTCCCTGTTTGTCAGTAATGCTCCATAGATGCCCGTTCTCGTCGTTGGATGCCGTCAGTTTGACGAAAGTCAGGTTGGCTGAGCGAATGGACGGTATTGGGATAGGAGGGCTTAGAAGGGCTGTATTTGCGTCTGCTGGTGTCGTGTCAGGGTAGTTCGTAAGAAATAGCTTAACCTGAGACGAATCAGGTAGGGCTGCGACTTTGGCTTCTTCTTTAACGTACCTTGTCCGGGTTATATAAATCGTGTCTAACTCCGAGGCTATGTCGGAGGCAAGAGTGTTGATTTGTAGGTCTCGTGCGAAAATGACGGCACGGAGGGAATCCTCAACTGGAGTATGGTAGCTTCGGATCTGAAGATTAACGTACCTTCTGGAAGCGGGGATAAGAAAGATAAGACCTATCACGAGGGGTAGGGCTATGAGAATGTACTTTAGATAGGTTTTCATAATTAGTTTTGTTAAGTTCGGTTTAGTAAGTTATCAATTTTCGCACACTAACAACTGATAAAACATGATTTCTGTGCGAGTTTAGCTATATTATCATTACATTATGCCCCATTATCGCCACCTGTGATAACGATGCGAATGTGGCTATTCTTTAATCTTATATCCAATACTTCTCAAATAGGCGCACACAATATCCGTGCTGAGCAGTAACCCACGACCGTCGCTTACCCTGACCTGTGCATGGTTCTGTTTCGCCCATTCGAGAAATGATTTGTTCTTTTCAACCGCCAGACAATATGTGTAAAACTGGGCATGGGTGAAGGATTTTGTTTGATTCGAGGGATTAGTGAGAACCATAATTTAGTCCAAAAATATCGGAGTATAGCTGGTTATTCCTCGCTTCTCGTTTAGTATTAATTTAGTCTGCTGTGGGGGTTCAAAATCAAGCCCTTTGCCGATAGCATAAGAATCATAGCCTTTCAAACTTCCATTGCAAGTGAATTTTTTCGTGTAGATAGATTGATGGAAGTGTCCAACGAAAGCCATATCTATCTTTAATACAGCGGAAAGCCTCAAAAACCAACGCATTAAGGGAACAACTAATCCACCTATGCCACCCATGAATTTAACACTTGTACCATGATAAAATAAGAATCTCTTATCAAATATTTTAACTACGGCCATCTCAGCCTTTGGTATAACGAACTCAAATTTCGTAAGACCTAATATTTTAGCCATTTCTTCGATGTCCTTATACATGAAATATTCCATGCTGACATCGGTGGCATTTGCGAATTGAGATTTCTTAGTGGTTCTTCCGTGGTTCCCGACTACACCAACGAATGTAATCTTGTCAACCTTAAGGTTATCCTGCCAGTATTTCATGCCAGATAACAGCATAGATTTCGCAAATGTAATAGCTTCGAGGGGCGACATTGCATTAGTCTGCATAAGTTCATCGTGTATCCAGTTACCTATCATATCTCCAAGGCAACCCAATACCACATGATTAATGGTGTATGATCTCTGGTCGTGGCTAATAAGCTTGGCCGAATTCACAAAAAACGCATCCATTCTTGCCTTCGCTATGGCGGGATTGTACTCGTTACATCCAAGGACGGACTCCAGCTCCACAACCTCTTCTACGTGCGCATCCGAAAGGAGGACGATAGCGACAGATTGACTCTGCCCGCATCCATCACGCTCAATGGGTTTAATTTCGTAGACTTCAGCTTTGGATGCCTTTCGTAACTCAAGAGCGGCCTCTAAGTCCCGAATGTATTCCTCGGCTGATTTATCACCCTTGGCGTGAGTAGGGGAGGGCAAGAGTGGTGTATTCTTTTCCTTCACCCCTCTTGGAACCCTATTCGGATTAACCTTCTCGGCCACCACATTCCAACTCTTGCCATCATATAGGCTCAATCCTTGCGCCTCGTTTTGACAGAACTCAAGCTTTCCGACCTTGCAAATATCGCCAGCCCTGAACGCCTTGACCGTTCCAGCCTCGTCATCCGTCAGCCTTAATAAGAATGTAGTTCTTTGCACATCCTCCCTGAATCCGTCGGACAAGATGTTCCGCATCGCACAAATCAAATTCAATTCAGCCCACGTAATTCTAACCTGCTTTTTAATCATTTATTTTAGTATTGGTTATAAACTCTAAGTCTGTAAATATAAGTAAGTTAAACGATATGGCAAAACTAATTACGCTTAGATTTAGGAGAACATCCCAGATATATCATAGTTTTAAATCCACCTCGATAAAATTTCGGTATCTTAAACATCTTTATGGTCTCCGATATAATTTCATCCATTTTAGAATCGGATATCTCATACGCCATACAGTCAATATTCTTATGACCGTTCTCATCAATAAAGGCGTTATCCATCAATATTTGGAAGTCTGCGCTTGGTTCTGCATTTTTATACAATTCCGTATAGCAATACATTAAAGCATTATCAATATTTTTCATATTTTATCCCTCCTTTTCGTTATACGTCATTAAAATTGATTTGCAATCAGGGTATTTCACCCGAAGTTCCCGCTCGTAAGCCATTCTTGACTTAACCTCGATATTCGGGGTCAGGACAATTGACGGGCGGTCGTGGAATTTAATTTGGACGCGGGTGATTAGTTTGGGGCGTTTCATTTGAACCAAGGTAAATCTTTTAATTCCTTAATTCTGCGAGTCCCTACATCGTACCTGCGATTATGAGAGCAATCGAATAGGTAGGTGCATATTCCGGCATTATTAAGTTCGATGAAGTTTTCGTAGCGATCATCTACGAAAATTTCGATACCAGACTGTTTCGCCACATCTATCTTGGATTGGTCGTGGCCAACCGTATAGACTGGGGCGCATGGAAACCCGTTCATCTCAAGCCATCTTTCGGTGACTGATGTGGGGACATTTCTTGATGTGATATAAGCGTGAGGCTCGAAAGGTATATCCTCGGGTTTTGTTCTGACTGGAAGTGATAGTAGGAATTCCTCCAACTTCTTGCCCTCTATCTTCTTAAAGCACTCGTTCTTATTGTAAGACCAAGCCCAAGCGGAAGGTTCTGGTAGGTTGAATTTCTTGGCAAAAGTCGGTATGAAGTCGGCCAGAACATCGTCAATATCCAATCCTATCTTCGGATAGGAAAGATATGATTTGGGTCGATCATCTCCTTGCGGGTAAATCTTATAATACTCGGTAAGGAATGCAGCATTTGTCATAACTTTAGCCATGAGTAACTGCCCGTCATCTGGGTCAATATCCATGCCTTTCTCAAAGTCGGATAGGTGACGCTTCAATGAGGCCAACGCCTTTGACCAAGCCATACCTTTTTCCCAATTTCGCTCAGCGTACTTTTTAGCACCAACCGTTAAAACTTCAGCCATCTTTTCGATAGCGAACGAGGGGAGAAGGTCTACCCTGCTCTTACCATCGTTGAATCTCAATCCACCTCCGCTCATAATACCACGACTTTATGGTTCGCAACATTCAACGGGCGCTTACTCGTAAGACTCGCCCATTCCTTCTTTCTCCCAACCTTTCCGACAATAGGCTTCGGTGATGTCAGGATTACGTTCTTTTCTTCTTCGAGCATTTGGTTCTTCTTATTTGACTTCCAGAACTTAACCGAAGTTCCGCGCTTAGGAATGCGCTCGATTCTTTTGAACACTGAGTCGAAAATAATCATTGCGTTTCCGCGTTTCAATTGGCGTGATAGTGATTGCATAAATATAGGGGGTTAGTTATTAAATTGATTCAAATATTTTAGAATGGCAGTCCGAACAGTATGACTCTTCATATCTGTCTGGTAGGCTCCCGCCGACAAGCGTAGTGTGTTCATGTTTGCAATGGTCGGCCAATATCCTCCAAGCTTTATTTATCCTCCTGAAGTTCTTCCGTTGAGAATACGACTGGATGGGAAACGACATCGGTGTTACTGTGCGCATTTTTAGTTAGTTTTAGTTTGTTATTAATTAATACAGTTTCCGTCAGGCAGCTCGATGGTGTAATACGTAGAAATGTACCATTCTGAGGCGTCAAATCCAACTCCGCCAGCTTCTACCTTATACATTCCATCGGTTAGATGAGCAATAATGCGTCCATCGTGAAAGGGTTCCCACTGCGAGGACGCAATCAATTTACAGCCCTTCGGATACTTATGGGCAAGAGTGGTGAATGATTTGTCGTTCATAGTTGCGGTTTTGTTTCTATAGTCAATGGTTTAGCAATCTTATTGGAAACAAAGATACCTACTCGTTTCCGTATTTCCAAATCCTTTCGAATCATTTAACATAATTTAGCATCACTCCGTCCTTCCCGAGCCGTAGCGTCATGTCCGGTCTTTCCCTTATCATCGCATCCACTCCAGTCGCAAGCCATCGGAATGACTCGTTGCATGAGATTTCCTTGTCAAAATTGCGCATATACATGCAAACGGTAGAGCGGTCACGGTTAAGAACGAACGCCACGTCCCGAATAGTCCGTCCGCTATCGAAGAGAATGGCAGCGTAGACGAGGCGGTAATAGTAAGAGAGGGGAGTTCGGGGCATACTACAGGAACCAGCTAACAATATTCGAAGTTCTTCTGACTGCCGGACAAGATATATATCCCATGGTCGTTTCAATATTTTTATGCCCAAGAAACTTTGCAATCGAGCGAATGTCGTATTCGAAGCTCAAATATACGTTAACCGCGAATGTGTGACGACACGAATGGCTTCTTACAAACTTCCAGCGTGGGCCACTTTCTGTAACGCCTCCATGTACGACCGTAGATTCGGCTACGATTCCAGCACGCTCAGCCAAAATAGGCAGAATCCGATTCATTTGCTGGTGAGTGGGAGATATAATTTTCTTCTCCAATAGTCCAATAACGCAGGGCTTAAGCGGAATTTGCGAAAGTGTGTCAGTTTTTTTCGACACGTATTGGATATGTTTAACCTCGTCACGGCTCCCGTCAGCATTCTCGTATTCAACCGAAACGATATTGGCAGACTTTAGCTGCGAATAATCCGAGAAACGTGCGCCAACGAAAAATCCTATAAGCGCTAACGTTTTAACCGCTTCTTCTAAATCGTTTTCCGTCTTAACCGATACAAACGCCTCCACTTCCGACTTAGTTAAGTAAACACCGACTGATGTGCCTACTTTTCCTCGAAGGATCTTCTCGTATTCCAAAGCTGGAAATGTAAATCCGTCACGCCTTGCCTTGTCGAGTGCAACCTTTAGACCAGTCATGTACGCCCTGATGGTATTATCCGAATATTCTTCTGCGATCAAGATTTCCTTGTACTCCTCAATAAACAAATCGGTCAGATCATCCCAGTCGGTTGATTTGTCGATATACGCCGCAAAATTGCGTAGTTTAGCGTCCCTTTTCGCCGCACCCGTAAAGTGAGCCAAAGGGGAGGGCAAGAGTTGTGATTCCACTTCGTCTGGAAATACGATTTGAAACGGGTCAATTCCGTCAAGCTCTGCCAAGTATAGTGCCTTCGTTATGTCAGCGTTAAACTTTGCCAATGTAGCATTAAGCAATGCAGACGGGTTTGCCAAGTCTTCCGTAGTTGCGGGAATCTTGGTAAGTTTCGTGCGGTACTCCTTAGAGTTGCGGAAAAACTTTATTTGCAGTCGGCCTTTGACCGAACAGAAAGAGGTTGAATATGCTTTGGTTTTCATTTTAATGCACTTTTCGTTACTTAATGGGACAAATATACAACACTTTTCCGAGATATATTCCCCAGTTATGAAACTTTAACAATTAATCCTCCCAATTATTAGAACCAGCCATCCACGCAGGTTTAAGTAGAGCGAGCAATCTGTTGTAGTTATCCGAAACATATTCCGCCAAAACGCAATCGCCCCAATCCTCTCCATTCGGCGTGGCCAACCAATACGTTACCTCTAACGCTAAGGTGTCCTTGTTACGGTCAATATTGACAGAGCGAACTACGGCTTCACGGATTGCGAGATATGGGCTTTGCTTTTCTTTAATGTGGTAATGGTCGGCGGCGAAAACTACGGAGCCGAGAGGGTAATGTTTTGTACTTGTTTTCATAATTTTAATTTCTTATTTTTTCCCAACTCACCGATTGGGTGGTTATGCCTTTGAGATTATTTAGGACGAGTTGGGGCGAGATACCGCCAGTTCCGGTGTTAATAATCGACTTAAAATCTTCAAAATCGTCACAAAAAAACCCGCGCTTAGGAACTGAAAGGAGCCATTTAGCCTGCCCTGAAATATGTGACGTAACGTGGTCAGTACCAGCGTGTTTCATTTCGATTCCCCATAATTCTCCGCCATTTACTAACAGTAAATCACTGATATTGGGCTGTAATCCTAACGCAGTCTTAATACCTCCGTCACGCTCATTCATAGTTTCGGCAAAATATGCGACGAGTTGACCTCTGCGTTCTGGAAACTGTTGTCCAAACCACGTCACGCACTTTGCCTGAAGCTTATGCTCAAGGTTGGCCGATTTGGCACGGAGCTTGGGACGCTCCTCAATCTGTATGTTCGGATTTTTCATCTTTTATGTTTATCCAGCGTTTTGCCTTCTGTGACTTATACTGATCGCATAATTTTTGTGCGAAGAACCATTTGTAGCCAAGTCCACGCATTATTTTTCTAAACTCAGAATCGTCTCTTGTACCTAAATAGACCATACGGAAAAACCAGTACTTATTAAATCCGTGCAACTCCTGATATGCCGAAAGTTGCTCGACCGTCATGTTCTTGAATTGGAACTTTCCATCAATGATTTCGGTCAACTCAATCTCTCGTAATTCCTTCTCTTTCAAGAAGATGAAACCACAATCATCGAATGGACATATTTGGCTCATGTTCGGGATCGGGCGACCACAGCCGCTCTTGCCCTCTTTATCCTTTTTATCGTCGGGGCATATCTTCATCGGAACTATTCCGCTTGAAATTCTGTCGTCGTGCCACAGTGAAAACCTTCGCCACTCCTCATACCTGCCAAAGCCATCGCGTCCAAAATTGGAGCCCATATCCAGAACCCGAAAGCATTCCTTTCCTTCTGAAACCCTTGAACCGCGCCCCATCATTTGAAGGTACTTGGTCAAGGATAGCGTCGCCAAGTTCAAGATAATCGTCTCTATTTGAGGACAATCATATCCCGCCACAAGTATGCCAGCGTTGACCAATACCAAGAATTTACGACGGGCAAATTGGGCAAGAATATCAGTGCGCTTTCCCGTCAAGTGCTTATGCTCTTCAAGCAGGTCATAATTATCATCATCCTTGCTGTAACCGCTTACTAAGAACTTAGCGGATATTCCGGCAGCATTCAGCTCGGCGCAAGTAATTATTGCATGAGCTTGATTCGAACAGAAACATAAGGATAGGGTATTTGGGCAAATCTTATTATATTCATTTATCAATCCCTCGTATCTTTGCGGAGAGTTGAATGCTTTGAATAGCTGACCTGATTTATAATCACCTTCCTTTGCGTCTATTTCAACCTTGCTTAGGTCTGGAGCATCCAATGTAAAATATCTGGCAGGAACCAAATATCCCTGTTTTATAAGATTTTCAGTCCGTTCTCCCAGTACTATCGCTTCGTAATCCAGCCCTAACTGCCTCGACTTACCATTTCGTTTAGGGGTGGCCGTGAATGAAATACAGTACTTGTCCTTAAAAATACCGCTCTCATGTATAAAATCAAAGTCAGCGAAGTGCGCCTCGTCAATAATAAGCAGGTCAACCGATTTCAGGTATTCGAGAACCTCCGGCTTATCCATCCTTCTCCGCAACGTTTGAGCCATTGCGATAACGACTGGAGCGGTAGGGATTTTGCGATATTTCGGACTTATATATTCCGCATGGATTCCTATTCTTGAAAGTGAACCCCCAGATTGAATTAAAAGTTCCGAACGGTTGGATAGGATTAGGATGCGTGAACCTTTAGCAGATGCTCGTCTAGCAATCTCAGAAAACACTACGGTCTTCCCAAATCCCGTCACGGCCTGTACAAGAACGTGTTTGTAGGAAAGTAAGGCTTCCGATATGTCATCGAGAAGCCTCACTTGGTAATCCCTTAGCGTCAATGTTACTATTCTATCAGCCACACTCTTTGATAAATTTCCGCATCACGCGAATACCGTTTAATCTTACTTCTCCCTTCCTCCGCCAGATACATTACAGTAGTTCGCCCTCCTATCAGCGCAGATATTTCCTTTATAGACACATCCAACTTTACCAGTAAAATGTAACACAGCATCTGTCTTGCCTGCGAAATTTCCGATTTCCTTGTCGGAGAGGCCAAATCCTCTGGCGTCAGGCCATATTCGGCACAGACGCGCAGGAGGATTTCATTGGGGGTTAGGTGGTTATTCATTGGACGGAGCGGCTTTAGTTTTCTTGGTCGCTTTTACTTTCGGCTCTACCACCACATCTTCACGGGCAATAGGTTTAACCATGCCACGAAATAGCAGTTCGCCATTTTCCACGACTACGGTATGGTCGTCAAGGTCATCAAGCTCCACCTTGTTCCAAGTTTGGTCAGTTATGAGTTGGATGTTCTTTTCCTCGCAAATACGTGACAGAATTCCTATACCCAAATCGGTCATCGGAACAGCGTCCAAGATAACCAGACGAAGCGCCTTCTTTTTAAGGTCAAGACGGGCGGCCTGTAAAAGTACGGCAACAACGCCACGTTGGGCGCCACTCAGTTCGAATAGGCGGATTGATTTGCCGAAAGTTTCCTTGAACAGATTCTTGTCGTAACTACCGTCGTACTCCATCCAAATATTTACGCGACCCGACTCTTCGACTGGAACCAATTTAAGCCCATCTACGCCCGTTTTAATGTTGGCGTATAGTCTGCGCAGTTCATCCACTTTCGACTCGTAGGCGTTCTTCAGTTCAATCCACGCACACCATTTGACGTAGCGTTCATAGACGGAGTTCGTTTTGGTCGCCTTATTTATGATAAGGGCAAGAGTGGCGAGTTTTTCGTCAAGCTCCGCGGTGTCGTCGGGGGTGAAGGTTTTAAATCTCAGCGGCATGTCATTTAGGGCATGGTAAGATTCCAACAACTCAGCCCTGCTTTGAACGAGCGTGTCGTAATCTTTCGAGTAAACTTCAGGTACTTCAGGTACGCCAACTTCGTTGATTTCAATTACGTTTGGCATTTGGGGAGCGACGGGATGCTTGAATGAAGCCTTATATTTATCAAAAAGAGAAATAACCTCATCACACATCTTGCCAATCTTTTCGGGGGCGATAAATAAATTACATTCTCCGATTGCGTTCGTGGCCTTATCTAAATAGTATTCTGCGTCTATTAGCTTTTGCGAGTCCGCATCAAACTGAGCCTTTGCCTTCCGGTATTCAGCCTTCTTATTCTCCGTAATCACCCGAATCTTCTCAACTACTTTACGCGCGGAATCTTTTATTTCCTGTAGCGCAGCCGTTCTTGCCGTTTGAGCTTTTTCCTTTTCGAGTTCAGTCTTGGATTCTGCGGTTTTAGCAAGGGAGCCGCGTTCTACTTCAAGGGCGGTGGATTGCGTTCGAAGGGCTTCAACGTCTACAAATTCCAAGGCGGCAATGTCCTCTTCGTTCCATCCCTCGGCCTCGAAATTTTCCCAGAAAGCACCTACCCCATCGCATAAAGCACGGGCAGCATCTCTCTGATTCTTACATTCCAGAATTTCCAATACACGGGCAGCAGCGCCAAGTTTGGCTAACTCTTCGGAAAATAGTTTTTCGATTAACTTGCGATGCTCGGTTGCGTTTTCCGTAAATAGGGATTTCGTATCGAAAATCAGATTGGTATTAATTTCCTTTACAAATTTATCCGCAGTCCATTTCATGCCATCTGAGATATAATCGGTTGGCTTTCCGTTTTCATCCTTTGTATAAAGGAATGTTTCTACGGAGTTTTCGCCTTTACTAACCCCTCTGGAAAATTCGCGCACCTTTACCCCCATCCAGATATTCACGTCTCCATCCATTAACTGAACTTCGGTAAGATACCCGCTTGCTAAGATGGATTTCGATTTGATAGCGTCGGTTCCAGCGATAGCGGTTTGGATAAGCTCAAGTGCGGTAGACTTTCCCTGCGACTCGGCTCCGATTACCTTAATCAATTTCTTGCTTAAAATATCAGGCGTCAATTCGACTACCTTAATATTCCTGTGATTCTCGGCATGGAAGCCGAGCAAACGTAGTTCTTTTTGTTCTTGCATTTTTTAATTATTATTAATGTTAAATATATCTCCATATATACCCGCTACTCTTTCTTAGAATGCCACGGCAGCATTTTGCTATTGATTGGTGCAGAATCCCAGTAACGTGTTCCGCCTCTCTTGTCGACCCAAACTCTCTAATATAATCACCTCCAAGGTTAAACATAGCCACACCCTTAGATTTATTATGTAAGGCGCCACTCTTGCCAAAAAGATAACATTTTTCACCAATTTTAGACTCTGAAGCGTGAAGTATGGTAAGCGGGTTATTATTATTCTCCTTATACGTAACCCATCTTAAATTCGAAACCATATTCTCGGTACGAACCGTATTTACGTGGTCGACTTGGGGCTTCATATCTGGATTCTCGATAAAAGCGATAGCGACTATTCGGTGGACGCCAGTCCTATAGGGTTTTCCGTCAGAAAGAAGCCCTATAGCCTCATACCCACCCTTGTCTATTGATATTTTTAATAAAAACTCGGATGTTATTTTCGCATACCCCTTCTTTTTAGGCATAGACTTTAATCTTCCAAGATTACTAACCATATACAGCCCCTCATACCCCACCACGTCTCTCCACTCTTCGCCCTCCAAATCTTTAATCGTATCCATAATAATTTTAAATGATAAACCCCGCAAAATTCGGAGGTCGAAGGCTCCTTATAATGCGAGGTTCAGAAAAAATTAGGTTCATCCGCTTCGACTCGGATTTTTAAAGGGTGCAATATAAGTATTTGTTTTCATAATTCAAAATTATTTAGCTGTAAGTTTTAAGAATTAAGTATTGATTCTAATTTTTCCCCAGTCTCAAGCGCCTCATTCAGCGCAGCATTAGCTTCCATAATCCTTTCCATACACTCCTCGATTAACCCGTCAAAGTCCGAGCGGTCGTAAATGAACACCACCCCGCGATTCTCGTCCATCAAGTCACCATTGTCGAATTCATCATCCTCGTCGTTTCCGTCATAGCAGACGTAGATTAGCTTGTTGCAGTGAGGGTTCCCGATGAAGTGGCCGACAAATTGATAGCGATACTCTTCCACGACATCCGCCTTGGTCGAGCGCCTTATCATTTCAAACTTTCCCTGAGATGCGAGGCACTTGACCTCAACGACCATATCCTCGTCGGCATAACCATCTGGGCTGTCACCGAATCCGTCCAACACGTCATCACAAAACTTGACACCTTCAGGAAAATCATCAACAGAAGAGCAGTGTTTGATGGTGTATGGCAGGTTCTCCCGCATCCATTCGATTGCCAAAGGTTCGTTGATATGACCGAACTCGAAGTTTCGGTTCGAACTGTTGCGGATTGGACGTCCGGAGCGTCGTTCATAAAGCTTGTCGTATAAATAACCGATTGCCGTTTTACCCCAAAGAACACCCTTCGTTCCCTTTGTCATCAAATCAGATAGGCAAGATGAGGTAATTAGCCCCCTACGCCTTTCGTGCCATCGTCTTTCGCGTGCATCCATCCTTATTCCGCCTTAACCTTTTTCAACTCCTCCAAAGCGGCTTCCGTGACCGAAAACTTGTCCATAACCATGGCAAGAGTGGATGTGGGTTTTCCGAGCCATGCCTTCCACTCCTCGAAGTTGGCTGAGGTGAGGTCGAGAATTTTCTTTGCGGCGGGTTTTGCCCCGGGCTGTTTTGGAAGGATTGGTGAGATGCGAAGTCCCACGGTCTTCTGTCCAATATCGGTCGGGTCTTTGCACTCCTCGGCACAAAGCGTCACGGTCAGGTTGTTGATGTGCTTCTCGATATACTCGGCATCCTCAAGCGTGGCGCCCATTTGA